CAAAAGGTCAAATGAAAATGCAAACTTGCAATTACAACAAGTTTTATCATTTGACGAAATATCAGATTGGAAACCATTTACGGAATATAGAAACGGTGCAAGAATAAGATACGATGACAAATATTATCTACTTAATTTGACATTACAGCCCGATGAACGCTATACTAGTGAAGAAACTTTTAATAGTTTTAAATGGACAGAAATTGATTCTCCTAATGGCTATATGGATTACTTCGATCAATATGGAGCAAGCATTGATGTAAGCAGCGACGGTGAATATTTAGTAATCGGAGTTCCAAATGCATCTGGCGTAAAAACAAAATATCTAGGCGACTTTAATCCTGATGTAGAATATTTAAAACATGATGTTGTAAAATTTAGAGAAACTTTTTGGCAAGCAAATTTAACTGTGTTCCCTCAGATAGGAACACAGCCATTTTCTACTTTTGATAGCTATATCGATTTAACATCAAGAGATGATACAGATAGTACTAATTTACAGCTCTTAGTTTCGGGTAAATTTGGATTACCAACAGGAAATATAGACCATATATTAGTACGTGCTCCTTTAGACATGTATATAGGAACAAAAGGTCAAATTGGTGATCAACCTGGCGACAAAGTTAGTTTAGCATGGAACTCAGTAAGCTATGCATATCCTACACTCGATGAATATTTGCCTTTTGATAACCAGATATCAGAAATTACACCCGAATTTTTAAATCAAGAACACGAAATTATAGAAAAAATAGATTCGATTCTTTTTGTAGAAACATATGTTAGTTTACCCACAGTAGGTCAAATCGTAGAAACTGATACAGGATCGGGAGAAGTTTTTTACGTAGCAAGTTATAGAGATAGTGCTGTAATATATTTGAAAAACATTAATGGTATTATAGATATTACTGGAGAAATATTTGATCTTAACAATGGTAACTTTATAGGTTTTTATTCTCAAGAATCAACTTATGCAACTACGCCATCTGTAGGAGGATTTTGGTACATCAACACAGCTGAGTTTGATCAACAAGGAAATCTAATATCTGGTTTCACTTATGCAAACAATGGCAGATACCTAGATATAGGTAGGGGATTAGTGTATGCAGATACTAGACCTAGCAGCAATGACGATGTAACTAGACCTTTTGTATATTATAATATACAAAGCACAGTAAGTGATATAGGTAATTTTGTTCTTAATAAAAATCGTGTTAGTTTTCTAACAAATTTAAGTTATAGAGGTGATATTGCCGACGAAGAAAGCAACTTATGGGCAGTACGAGTCGGAAAATCTTATAGTGATTTATTAGATAACATAGGAGCATTAGTAGGTCCGGGCAATGAAAATAACAAAACTTTAAAATTAAAGTTTAATGAAACACAAGCTTTTATAGATGATGTTAATTCAAAAGGTTATAACATTAATGAATTAAATAATGAAAATAAACTGTATGATATTTGGGACGGGTATATAGATTTTGAATTTACAGAATTTGATTTTGTCGGTGAGCCATTTGAACCTGTTGTAGGAGATGTTATACAAGATGTACAATTTCCTAGAGACGGCCAAGGCGGACTTGCTCTTACTAGTAAAAGTACTAGTACAGCTCAAATTGTTAGCTACAGAAAACAATTTAATTCAGTCCGAGTTTATTTAAAAGTACTTTCCGGTTCATGGACACAGCTAAACAACATTGGTAAATTCCAAATACGAAGATTAGCAAATGAAGCAATCAGAGGCTCCGGCGATGTCGATCGTGTAATGGGTACTGTAGAGGATGTAGACAACAGTATAATACTAGGAACTGACAAAGTAGGAAAATTAATAGTATTTGAAAAAAATAGTCAAGACCCTACTGATGTGTTTATAGCAGTAGACAATGCAGAGATTTTAGAATCAGAATATTACTTCTTTGATGAAACTATAGAAGGCGGCATTAATAGATTATCTAATGCACCTAACAGTCTAAATAAAGATTGGTCTCAAGTGTATAATATCCCAGCAAATATTAGAGGAACTTCTAGCGGATTGTCTAACGAAGGTGCTGTAATTATCTATAGACGACAGCCTAATGGCCTATATGAATTTGACTACGTTTTAACAAGTCAGTATAAGCAAAATGAAAGAAATTTTGGCGATCAAGTTAAAATTAGAAAATTTGGGAATACCTACCATCTATTAGTTGGATCTAAAGGAGATTTAAATTCTTCTACAAGATTTGATCCAGGTAGTATAGAAGTTTTTACTCATGGCCCGACCGATAATGATAGATTTAAAGGGGAGTACCAGTCTACTGTATACCAACGAGGTGATATTGTTCTATATAAAGACAACTTTTATGTTGCAAATAAAGATACAGACGAAGGTATACAATTAAATATTCTAGATTCTGTTGTTTGGAACAATATTAGTTGGAAGTATGGTGTCGACGAAAACTATAGAGGAAACTGGGATAACACATATGGTTATGCAATAGGATCTATAGTCTTATATAATAATATGTTCTATGCAGCTAAAACAAATATTGCAGCAGGAACAGAGTTTACTGAAAATCTATGGGAACAAATTTCTAGTAGTATAGATTACCTAGGATACTTGCCTAACTTAACAGGTAATAATTTATTAGGTGAAGATGTTTTTGACCCAAATGAAAATATAATTGAATTTAGTAAAAGCTTTGATGTAAGTAAAAACGGAGAAATATTAGTTGTTACTGCACTGCTAGAATCTACAGATAGTACGTCAAATAAAAAAATAGCAATTTATAGGAAAGAAGATAGTAAGTATAAACTTTACGAAACTATTTCAGCGCCACTAAGTGGGTTTGAATTACAGGATCATGATTTAGATAAATTTGAAACAGATGTAGACGGCAATTGGGTCTATAGGGATACAGCTGGCGAAATTGCTACTCCGTCAACGGGTACAAGAACGTTAAATCCAAATGCTACTCCTGATGTTTTTGTAGATAAAACAAACTGGGCACATAAAGTAGCTATTAGTCCTGATGGTACACAGATAGTTATTAGTGTACTAAATGATAATACTAGAAAATATAAACAAGGACTAGTTTTAGTATACACTCAAAATAATGGATCTTTTACATCACAAGAACCACAATTTTTATATAGCCCACAAGGGGAAATTGCAGAAAACTTTGGCTACGAAATTGGGTTTACTGATGAAACTTTATTAATTACAAGCTTAAATGGCGATCAAAAGATCCCAACTAGATTCGACACATATGAAAATAGACTAACGGGTTATTTACTAGATACAAATTCAGAAGAAAGAACCGAAACTACATTCGACCTAGGATTTACTGAATTTAGAAATGTTGGCATAGACACTGGTGTTGTATACGTTTATGAAAACCTTTATAATTCTTACATATACAGCGAGCAATTTAAATTTGATAGTACTACAGCAGAATTTGGAAAAAATTTACTTGCAAAAAATAACCACGTTTATGTAGGCATTCCGTTTTATAATCTAGAAACTGAAAAAGGTATTCTAGTAGATTATAGAAAACCAAAAGGTAAAAAAGCATGGAATGAGTATAAACAAATTGTTCCACCAGTAAATTTAGAATTAATTGAAGGGGCATATCTGTATAACACAAAAGAAAATAGAATTGTTTCTTATGTTGATTATATAGATCCAATACAAGGAAAAATTGCAGGAATCGCAGAAACAAATATTACTTACAAAACTAGTAGTGATCCTGCATATTATAATGTTGGCAGTACCCTTGAAAGAGAAGTTGACCCAGACCAGACATGGTTCGACGACCATGTAGGACAAGTTTGGTGGAACATAAGCACTGCAAGATTTGATTATCCATACCAAGGAACAATTCTTGAACAAAAAAACACATGGTCAAAATTGACTGAAGGAGCATCAATAGATGTTTATGAATGGGTAGAAACGGATTATTTGCCAAGCCAGTATTCTAAACTTGCAGACACAGAAAAAGGAATTAAAATTGGTATTAGTGGACAACCAATTTATGGTGATAGTAAATTTAGTTCAAAATTAACTTATGATGAAGTAGCAAGAGTTTTTTCTACCAAGTATTACTTTTGGGTAAAAAATAAAAGAACTATACCTGAAATAAAAAATCGAACAATTAGTATTTTTGATATCGAGTCCTTAATACGCACACCTAGAGAAACTGGATATAGATATATTAGTTTTACTGGCCAGAATAGGATGATTTTAAACAATTTTGATAATTTAATATTAAGTAATGATATTGTTCTTAATGTCAAATATAAATCTAATCCTACTAAAGATTCAAACGAACACGTTGAATTTAAATTATTATCAGAAGGAGATAGCAATTCTAAACTAGATTTAGATATTGAGCGTAAATGGTTTGATAGTTTAATAGGCTTTGATACAAATAATAGGCCTGTTCCTGATATAAGCTTACCAAAAAGACAAAAGTATGGTATACTTAATCAGCCTCGTCAAACAATGTTTGTTAATAGAGCAGAAGCTTTAAAACAAACAATAGAGAGAATAAATTTTAAGTTTGAAGAATTATTAATAGTTGACGATTATGATATTTCTGATTTATTATTGACTGATGAAACTCCTAGCATAGTATCGAGAGAGTATGACACAACTGTAGACACTTTTGAAGAACTACAGTTTGTAAGTACCAACAACGTTGCTCAAGCAAAATTGCAGCCAGTTATTTCAAATGGAAAAATAATAAGGATTGATGTAATTTCGTCTGGCAGAGGTTATAAAGTTCCGCCTTCTATTGAACTGCGCGGCAAAGGCACCGGCGCACAAATAGAATTAGTAATCAATAGTTTAGGCAATGTTACAGGTGCAACAATTATTTCTCAAGGATCCGGTTATGGCCCAGATACAAGTATTACTGTACGTAAATTTAGTGTACTTGTAAAATCAGATTCTACTGCAAACAGTATATGGAGTGTATATGGATACAACGAAATACAAAAAAATTGGTTCCGTCGGTTAAGTCAAGGCTTTGATGTAACAAAATACTGGGATTACAAGGATTGGTATGCACCGGGATATAACCAATTTACAAATATAAACTATGAAATCGATGCTTCTTATCAATTACAAACAATTAATCCAGAATTTAATAGTATTATTAAAATTAAAAATATTGGCGGATCCGGCTGGCTTTTATTAAAAAGAGTCGGTTCTAGTAATAGTGAAGATTATTCTGTAGATTACGAAACGATAGGACGAGAAAAAGGAACTATAACACTTTTGTCTACATTGTATGACAATGTAACTACAACAGTGGGATACGATAATAGAAGTTTTGATAGTGTACTATTTGATAATAATCCCTCTAGAGAACTTAGAATAATATTTGAAACATTAAGAGATAAGATATTTGTAAATGATCTTGCTTATGAATATACAAATTTATTCTTCTGCGGATTACGCTATGCAGTTGCAGAACAACCTACACTAGATTGGGCATTTAAAACTAGTTTTATCAAGATTAATCACAATGTAGGAGACTTAGATCAACCTGCAACATTTAGAAATGATAATTTATCATATTTTAGAGATTATGTAGAAGAAGTAAAACCGTATAGCAGCAAAATACGTGAGTTCGTTACAAGACATAATAGATTAGAACCTACAAATACAGCAGTTACAGATTTTGACGCAGGTCCGTATTATAATGATGTTACTAAACAAATAGAAGCAATTAAATCTACAATACAAGAAGATAAACTTATAAAAGTAGATACTGTTTTAGATGAATATCCACGAAAATTCTTCACAGATAATATCGGCGCTCAAATACTAGAAATAAAAATTAAAAATGCAGGATCTGGATATATATTTCCTCCTAAAGTAATTATTGAAGATAATAATTCTAAAGCAGAAGCCGAAGCATTTATCGGATACGGTAAAGTTACAAAAATTATAGTTCGTAATCCAGGAGGAATGTTTATAACTCCTCCTAAGATTACTTTAGAAGGGTCACAAACTGATGACGGTGAAATTGCAACTGCATTTGCAATCCTAGGAAAAAGCTTAATAAGGACACCTAGTATAAAAGTTAAATTTGATAGAGTATCTGGAGATTATTTTGTTGAAGATTTGTTCCTAAGTGAAACATTTACTAGTTCGGGTATCGATGCTAACTTTGATCTTAAATGGCCTTTAGATTTAAATAAAAATAAAATTAAAGTGTTTGTAAATGATCAAGAAATGTTACGAAGTACTTACGTTGCAAGTAATGTTGAAAAAGTAGAAGATTACACCTATGAACAAGGTAATATTTTATTTGCTACACCTCCAGCATCGAATGCTGCAATCAGAGTGGAATATTATAAACCATTAAGTTTGTTAGATGCAGCAGATAGAATAAAATTTGCATATAATCCTACAAACAATATGTTTGGTAAAGATCTAAATCAATTAATGACAGGCATAGATTACGGCGGCGTTGAAGTAAAAAGTTTTGATTTTGGCGGACCAAGCGGATGGGACAGTCAACCTTGGTATACAGACGCATGGGACATATATGAGAATACGTTTGAGGACGAAATTTTTATATCTGATGGCTCTACAATTGCTGTAGAACTAAGAGCTCCTCTTGAAGAAGACGTAGTTTATAATTTATATAGAAATGGGGTAAGAATTGACGATCCTAAGTTTGACGAAGATGCAGCTACAAATTCTTATGCAATAGTTAATAGTATCATAGGTGATGGTAATACTACAATTATTGAAACTCAAAATTTAGGAATAGCATTAAATGACGGAGACGTATTAGTTGTAAGAAAAATTACAAGTGACGGTAGTGTTGCTCCTGATTTAGACAGCTATGATAGTGCTTTACAAGGCGGAGATTTAGCTTATACTACAGCAGCAGGTATAAATGCAGAAGAAATAATCACAGACGGTGATTTGTTTGTTTCTACTTCTCGAGCAAAAACAGAAGAATTAGTGCCAGGATCTGTTTTTGATACATTAGACTTAAAGGTTTTTACAAGAAAGTCTGGTAGTCAAGGATTAATAACTTGCAAAAACTTTAGAACACGAAGTACAGGATCATTTACTTATAATTTTGATATACTTCCGGGAACTATAGATAGTATACTTGTAAAATATGATGGTAAGTTATTAGATAAGTCAGAATTTAATGTAAACTGGCCAGCAAAACAGCTAACGGTAGATGTAGAAGCTCGCAAAACTTTGTCTATTATATTACAAGAAGATACTACATCTACTAACATAATAGACAGTGGAGAATTACTAATAACAGAACAAGAGCAATATGATTTTGTAATAGACTACGAATACACTGATAAAACTGCTCTAAGTGTAACTCTAAACGGTGATATACAAGACATAACTATATTCGATTATTCAACAATTGTTGAAGGTGATAATAGACTAGCATTTAGACTTACTGATCCAGCAACGCTAGGACAAACATTAAATTATACAATATTGTCAGACAATGAAACTGTTAATTATAGTCAAATTATTACTGATGAATTTGTAGCAACAGGCAGCCAAGAAGTATTTACATTAGGCCAAGCACCATTTTATGCACTTCCTACTGAACATAATACTGTTGTACGAGTTGATCAAAAAGTTCTTAATAGTGGGTATAGTAAGAACTTTGTCATACCTGAAAACAACCAAAGAGAATATCAGTTAGAATTATTCCAACAGCCGGCAGGGTCTTTGGATGCAGAAACTATGCTAGTCTTTTTAAACGGACAGCAAATTTTTACACCAACAGAATGGCGCTTAGATATTTCTAATAGTTCTATCATACTAGGAGATGAGTACGGACAACCAGGCGATACAATTGAAGTTTACAATATAGCCGAGAGCGAGTACATTATTAGCGGAAATCAAATTACACTTAAAGATACTCCTGCTAATAACGCAAATATCTATGTTACACAATTTAGTAATCATAACTTAAAGGAAATAGAAAAAATACAATATGATATTGTAAAACGAGAAGCACTCATTACTGACACTGAACTAAGCACATACTTTAGACTAACAGCAGGTGAAATACAATTAAGAGCTCCTGCTATTGATGCACAATATGTCTGGGTCAATAAAAATGGAGAGTTGTTAACACCTAGTGTTGATTATTTTATTACTGACGACAAAATGAGATTGCGATTAGAAACTATTCCAAACGAAAATGACACAATAGAAATAATTCATTTTACTGCAAATCTAACAGTAGAAGGATTTGCATACAGACAGTTCAAAGATATACTTAATAGAACGCACTACAAAAGACTAGATGCACATTCTACAGTATTAGTAGAAGATTTGGCATATAATGATCTTAGAATAGAAGTAAAAAATGGAGAAGATTTGCCAATGCCTGACAAAGGAAAAAATCTTCCAGGCATCATTTTCATTAACGGTGAAAGAATAGAATATTTTGTTAAAGAAGAAAATACATTACGCCAGATAAGAAGAGGAACACTAGGCACCGGAGTGCCAGAGATTCACATTACTGGCCAAAAGGTATTTAATCAAAACAAAGATAAAACTGTACCTTACAAAGATCAAAATTTAGTTGCAAATCTAATTGCCGACGGTGCAAGCACTACGTTTACTATAGGATATAATATAGATAGTATTAACGAAATTGAAGTATTTGCTGCTGGTAAGCGGTTGCGTAAAAATGAAATAGCTGTATTTGATCAGAATAAGGCCTTAACCAGCCCAGCCGGAGACATAATTTTACCAGCAGAGTTTAGTGTTGATACAGAAAATAACACAATAACGTTATTAGATACTCCACAAGAAAATTCAAGGGTTACAATAATAAAAAGACAAGGTCAAGTATGGACTAAGGACAACGAGATGCTAGGAAATTCACAAAATTCAATAGCAAGATTCTTACGTGCTGGCACATATGAACAACCTTAATAAATACAGTATAGGATAATTTGGATAATATAATGCAAGAAAATCATGGAATATTAGTACAAGGTCACATTAAAATATTTGACCCTGAATCACAAGAGGTATACATTAACAAGCGTAATGCAATCCATTATGAAAACATGAGCATTGCATTAGCTGAAAGTCTTGCAAATGCAGGCGAAGGATTTATATATGAGATGAGTTTTGGTAATGGAGGAACAAACATTGATCCAACAGGTATTATAACATACTTAACACCAAACTCAACAGGAACAAATGCAGCACTTTACAATCAGACTTTTACTAAAGTTGTTGATGATGCTAGTGTAAACAATATAGATCCTACAAGGAATAAAATTGAAACAAGGCATTTAAGTGGAACAAACTATACCGATATTCTTGTAAGTTGTTTACTAGATTACGGAGAACCAGATGGACAACAGGCATTTGATACAGCAAGTAACACAAATGATGTTTATGTATTTGATGAATTAGGGTTAAAAAGTTATAGTCCTGATGGCTCTGGCAGACTGATTACTCATGTTATTTTCCATCCTGTACAAAAGTCACTTAACCGTTTGATACAGATTGATTATACAGTAAGAGTACAGAGTTTGACAGGATAAAAATATGGCATATCAAATTAGTTATACAGATATTGTAAACAAAGGAACAATAATAGTAGAAGATGCTACTCTTAATGAAGAGACAAGCTTAACTATACCCGGCCGTAACGTTACTTCGTACGGTCAGGCTATTGCAGAAAATTTTTTACATCTCTTAGAAAATTTTGCAAATAATAATTCCCCAGATCGACCAGTAGAAGGGCAGTTATGGTATGATAGTAGTGAAGGCGTTAATCAACTTAAAGTATATGATGGCACAACATGGACTGCTAGCGGAGGATTGAAGAAAAGCACAAGTCAACCAGAAGTATCTAATAGCATATCAGGTGATCTGTGGGTAAACACAGATAGTCAGCAGCTATATTTGTTTACTGGCGCTGCTTGGGTGTTAGTTGGTCCAGAATTTAGTGACGGACTGTTAACAGGTACACAATCTGAAAATATTATAGGCGCTAATGATAGTGTTTATTCAGTATTAACTATTAAAATTAAAGATAAGCCTGCAATAATTATATCAGACAGCGACTTTGTGCCTAAAACAGTAATTCCAGGTTTTAGACAAGGTATAAAGGCTGGCATGAATATTACTAACCAGCCTTTAGTTAATGACACTTTAAAATATAATGGTATTTCTGAAAAAGCAGAAGCACTTATTATTGGTGAAGAAGTTGTACCTGCAATAAATTTCCTTAGAGGCAATGCAATAAGCCAAACAAGTTTTCCTTTAATAGTAAAAAATGACGAAGGAGTATCAGTTGGTTCAGGGAATCAACTAAAAGTTGCTGTAGAAAATGAAGCAATAATTTTGCAACAAAATATTGTAGGATCTAATATTGATTTTAGGTTGAAAACAGCCAATGGATTACCTACAGTTATGCGATTAGATTCTGAAGGTTTTGTTGGAATTAATACCACTGCACCAGAAACAGAATTAGATGTCAAAGGTGATATAACAATATCTCCTAGAGATGGTTCTCCGGAATCTGGCATATTTAACATAACTAGCACTAACAACAGCACAAGTATAAACAGCGGTTCTATTACAACCAGCGGCGGCGCCGGAATTGCTTTAAATTTATTTGTCGGCGGCAACGTAGATATAGGAGGAATATTACAAACAGGAAATATTGCTCCCGATACGTCTGGTACAAGAAATGTTGGTACAACAAATAACAAATATGATCAAATTTTTGCTAATACCTTTATAGGTAATGTACAAGGTAATGTTAGTGGTACAATTACTGGTAGAGCAGGGTCTGCAGATAGACTTTCGGCTGCAACTACATTTTCTGTAACAGGTGATGTAGAAAACAATAGTTTTGAATTTGACGGCCAAGAAGGCGGCACCAGTAAATCTTTTAACATAAAGGTTGCTAACAGTTTTATTGCTAATAAAGATTTAACATTTGAAGCATCTAATGCAGACGAATTATTGCTAAATGCAACAACTGGAACAACTGGTGTATATAGAATATCAAAAAGAAATTTCCTTAAAACTCTTCCTTTAGTTCCGCCAGGTGCAATAATGCCCTATGGCGGAGAAAATGCTCCCCAAGGATGGTTATTTTGCGACGGCTCAGAAGTTTTAAAATCAGATTATACTGAGTTGTTTGTTGCAATTGGATTTAACTTTAAAGACGCAACTTTGCTTGCAGATGAGGGAGTAAACAGTTTTGCACTTCCAGATTTGCGCGGACGATTTGCATTAGGTTTAGACAATATGGGAGGACAATCTGCAAACAGAGTTACCGATATTGCAGCAGATGCAATAGGCGGAAATGCAGGAAGAGAAGCAAGTACAATTAACACAGATAATTTACCTGAACACGAGCACGATATGGAAGCGCCGTCAGGAACGCAATATTATGGACTGCGAGTAGGCGCAGGCGAACCAGTTGATGAAGAAGCAATAACATTTACAATAGATCCAGGCACAGGAGGAACTCAAGCATTTCCTGCAAGTGGTGGCGTAAAAACTACAGGGGACCTTAATCAACCAATAGAAACTATGAATCCATTTTTATCTGTAAACTACATAATATATACTGGAGAATAAAGTGAGTTATCAACTAAACAAAACAGACGGAACGTTACTTACTGAATTAATAGATGGACAAATTGATAATTCGTCTACTAACCTTGTTTTAGTTGGCAGAAACTACTCAGGATACGGCGAAGCGTTTAATGAAAACTTTATTAAACTACTTGAAAATTTTGCTAACACTTCGGCTCCTACTAATCCGTTAGTAGGTCAACTATGGTATGACAAGTCAGACGAAAGATTAAAAATCTATGACGGCACAACATGGAAAGCCAGCGGCGGCCCTTATGTACAGAATACTAGACCGCAAATGGTCGCTGGCGATTTATGGATTGATAATTTAAAAAATCAACTTTATGCATTTGATGGCAATGATTTAATTTTAGTTGGACCGCAATATACTGAATCACAAGATGTGAGTGGATTTAAAATTGAAAGCATACTAGATACTCAATCTCGATCAAGAACACTGGCAAATTTATATATCGGCGGCGAACTAGTTGCTGTGTTAAGCGGATTAACATTTACGCCTGTTTATAGCCAAAGAATTTTAGGATTAGTAACAGATGATAATCCATCTGGAATAATAAATGAAGGCATAAATGTAATTAACGCTACTAATTTTAGATTTTATGGTACTGCTAGTGGTGCTAATGCTCTTATTACAGGAGCTGGCGTTATAAGAACAGCTGATCAATTTTTGCCTTCGGACGCTAACGGAGTTACCGTCGGTACACTAACAATTCAAAACTCAGGTGGATTAACAGTCGGTCTATCACAAAACCATGTTCAAAAAGTTGTTGGTCCAAGATTTTATTTTGAAAATCAATTATTAGATAATGATATAAGTTTGCGTGTCAGAACTACGCCATCGGGTGCAGTTATTGTTGATGCATTGTACATAGATGCATCAACAGAACGTGTAGGCATTTTTACAAATACACCTCAGTATACTTTAGATGTAAACGGGGACTTAAGAGTAACTGGAGACTTAGTTGTTGAAGGCGACAGAGTTGCACTTGATGTACAAACTCTAAGAGTTGAAGATAAAATTATTGAAATTGGTGTATTAAACGATAGTACAGAACTTACTAATATACAAGCAGATGCATCTGGTATTAGCGTTAACAGTAGTGCAGGAAGTAAAGATATACTTTGGAAAAATGTTACAAATGCATTTACATCGAACGTAAACTTTGACTTACTTAATACTACATCAAGTTATAAGATTGGCGGAGTAGATAAACTTACTAATACAACAATCGATCCTAGTATTGTTACTGCAACTGGTATTACCAGAGTAGGTCAACTACAGAACTTAGAAGTACAAGGTACAATTACAATTAATAATACTGTACAAAGTGCTACTACACTTAATGTTATAGCAAACGGCGCAGATATTGACGGCAGAGGAATTTTAATTACAGGTGCCGGCGACATACATGTTACAGATAACCAAAAAATAACAGGTTTAGCTAATCCTACCCAGAATCAAGATGCAGCTACAAAAATCTATGCAGATACTCAAATCGCAATTGAACCAATTGTGTTTTCTATGGATATTACAGGTTTAGGCATAGGTGCAACATTATATTCTAACTTAATCACATATTTAAATGACTTATATCCTGCTGCACTAGGAAATGCTGGTAAACCAGCTAAGATACATGCAACGTCTTATTCTGGTGCTACAGTTAGTGGTATTAATGTATCTGTTGCAGATACTAATACAGAAGTTTTACAAAAATCATTTATAGAAGTTGATCTAGCCGGAGGCGGCACAGGTGCAGTTGTACAGGATATTGTAGCAAATGCTACTGCATCTGGTAGTGCTACGCTTACACCATCTAGACAACTTATTACTTTTTCTTCAGATGGTGCTGCATGGAATTTTGTTAGTGACACTGCATATCCATAAAAACGATAAATATAAATAAGTATATTACTTAGGGGCTTGACAAAAAATGGCGTATCAAATTGATAGATATAATAACACACTGTTAACAACAGTAGAAGACGGTACAGTAGATCAAACAACTGATCTTAAATTTATCGGAAAAAATTATGCTGGTTACGGCGAAATACAAAATGAAAACTTTTTGTTTTTGCTAGAAAACTTTAGCGGAGCAAATCAACCAGCAAGACCAATAAGCGGTCAAGTTTGGTTTGACAGTGGTAACAGTAAATTAAAATTTTATGACGGAACACAATGGCGAACTACCGGCGGCGCCGAAGTTGGTGCAGATGACCCTGCAGGACTTACAGAAGGTGACTTTTGGTGGGATAACACTAATGATCAGTTATATGTCTATAATGGCACTGCTTTTGTTTTAATTGGTCCACAAAACGCTGGCGAAGGCGTGACACAGATGCAAAGTCGTGAAGTACTAGATAGTGGCGGAGCAACTAGAAGCGTAATTGCAGCAACAGTAAATGACAACGTTGTATCTATAATTAGCTTTGACTATTTTGTGTTAAATGCAAGTGAAACATCTTTGAGTGATGCAGGATATAGCACTATATATAACGGTATTACTTTGCCAAATTATACAACAGCATCTTATACTCCATTTACAACACCGCGCCAAAGTTTTGGAGGAACTGCATTAGATTCAGATAGATTGCAAGGATTAACGGCGAATCAATTTATACAAACGTCAAATCCTACATTTACTACTTCGGTATCATTTCCAGATCAAGGCATACAAATAGGAGACAGTCAAGACTTAAGAATATTTGTAGAAAATGGAACTGAAGCTGTTATTTCAAATATTACAGGTTTAAATAGTAAGATAAAATTTAAAGCAACAAATAGCAGTGGTGTAGAAACTCATATTGCAACACTTACTAGTACAGGGTTAAATCCATCTATAAATAATAATTATGATTTAGGTAGTGCATCGTTAACATGGAACGATATATATGCAAGTAGTTTTGTTGGAGTTGCAACTAAAGCAGCGTCATTAAACGACGGATCAGGAAATTATAGAACAGCGTCTGTAGGAACAGCTAATAATACAATTGCAGTTCGTGACGCTACGGGCAACATAGCAGCAAATTTATTCCAAGGTACTGCTACTCAAGCACGATATGCTGACTTAGCAGAAAAATATTCAACTAGTGGAGAACTTCAAGCAGGAACTGTAGTTTGCGTATGCGAGCATGAAGACCATGAAGTTGAAGAAACATCCAAAGGGCGCATAGCAATTGGAGTTGTGTCTACTGATCCTGCATTTATGATGAATAGCGAAGCTGACGGCCAATACATCGGACTAAAAGGAAGACTACCAGTACGAGTTGTAGGCACAGTTAAAAAAGGCCAATCAGTTTATGTAGACGATAACGGATGTGCAAGTACACTAATGAATGGAGGCAGCTTAGTAGGTATTGCTTTAGAATCTAGTGACGAGGCAGAAGAAAAACTGATAGAATGTGTTCTCAAGGTATAAAGGATTATCATGCAAGAAGTTACCGCAGCAAGAATTAATAACCTACAATCTAGGATTGAACTAATTTTAGGTAATGGCTCCGGTACAACCGGTTATGGACAGATCATACAAAGTTCTCAAGTGTTACCGGGAGATTTAATTGATGCTGATAACTTAAATAATTTATACATAGATATTGTAAAAGCTAGAATTCACCAAGTTGGTCCGAGTGACCCTAGTGTTACAGAAATTCAAACAGTTTTAGAAAATCAAAACGTAATTGCAGACGATACTTCGTTTATTATTAATAATGACGGGATAGAAACTGAAGACCCACAAGGAACAAAAAAGGGTATTGCAGATTTTGAAACGTTGATGGGCAAGACTGAAACTGACAAAAATAATGTTCATCCTAGCCAAGCAAGCTCTCAGACAGCAGTTACTTCAACAAGAACGAGTAATTGGAATAGTTTAATATTTCATGAGTTTACTGTAACGTTTGGCAGTAGCGATGCTAGACGCCACTATTTTAATACAGGCGGCGAAATTAGAATTGACCCGACTAACGAAAATGCTAGCACTCCTAAAGGTTTAGATTGGGCAGCATTAACAAACGAAGTAGGAATAGTAAGATTTAACAGTTCTGCTACAACTGCTACTACTGGAAGTGGAACTAGCGTAGGTAATTTTACTTTAACTAGCGGATATCAAACTATATATACTAAAATTGGTGCAGGATCTTACAGTGGTGTGTATGCAGGGAATATTTTTATAATAAAAGCAAGAGCAGTAAGTGAAACCCAACTATCTTTTAGAGTTGAATTTAACGATGTTGCAGCTGACGGTAATGTAGATAATAATGTTGACGGAACTCTAAGAAGTTTAATTACGTTGTATAGAGCTACTGGAGACGTAACTGTTCCGGCGCCAGGCGTATTTACAAATGTTGACCTAACAGGTCAAGCACCAACTGACGGCGCTTCATATGTATTGACACCGAGTGTGTCTGCAGTTAACGAAGGATCGGCATTTACTGTTACATTAAGTACATTTAATGTTCCATCAGGAAGCACAGTACCGTATACCATTACAGGTGTAAGTGCTGCTGACCTAGTATCAGGCGAGTTAACAGGTAATTTTACAGTTAATAGCAATGGTATAGGAATAGCAACTTTTGCAGTCGTAGCAGATTCTGAATCAGAAGGAATAGAAACATTTGAAATTGCACTAGATAATAGTCTAGCACGAACATCTATTTTGATAAATGACAGCAGTGCAGCAGCAGGTGATGCAACATACACAGTCACTCCGAGTTCAACAAGTATGAATGAAGGCGGCACAGTTAGTTTCATACTAACAACTACTAACGTAACAAACGGTACACAAGTACCATTTACTATAACTGGAATTCAACGTGAAGACCTTTCAGACGGAACTTACACCTTAGATGATTGGTATAACGAATTTCAAAATTCATTGCTTGCGGGCCTAACTAAAGAAGAAGCGATAGAAGGTTTTAATTTTATATATACGTATTATAATTCAAACAATGAATATCAAACACAAAATTATGGTACAAGATATGGACTGTTTAGACTGCCCGATGCAGCCGGAATAGCATATTGGACACCAAGATATATACGTCAGTATAATAGAAATGTATCCGCTTGGGAAAACGTATTCTGGAGTGCTGTAAATGATAGCGACAATCCTAGGTATGAAATACAGGCAAACGGAACTGAAACTGACTCCTCAAGATCACTTACACCTAACAAAACATACTTAATTGGTACTGGAAGCGGATCAGGAGTATCATATACTTGGGACGACTGGTATGACGAGTTCCAGCCAGTGTTCAACTGGACTTCAACAAAAGAATCAGTACTATCAGATAAAGACTTTATACAAAACTTATTTGAAAGTAATGATGAATTTAATACATCTATAGGCACTAGATATGGCTTACATAGAAAAGGAAGGGCATACGGTATAGCATATTGGACAAATGCTATACAGGAAGGCGCTTCTCGAACAACAACAATGGATAACTTTTTCTACCAGGCTGGTAAAGAAACTGAGACCTTTGGCGGATTAAATGGCCTTGAAGCTTCTACAACACAAGATAAACCATTCATAACTGCAGGCAACGGTGTTGTATATGATAGAGGCAATTTTGGAACAGTAGGAAATAGGGGTACTCCTGGAGGCACTCTATCAAACGAATTACAAGATGCATTTACAGTCTATGCTAATACAGCAATAAAGAATTACAACCCAGTAGCAGATGTAATTACTGAAGGCCAAGAAGTAATGACGCTAACAATAGATAATACATCAATATCTGCAAGTATTACAATAAATGATACAAGTACCGACGGCGAAGAACCACCAATTGAAATAGATCCTCCTACTATCACTAGCTGGTCATTTAATAGAAGTGTTGCATACTGGGGAGATCCTATTTTTGCAACATGGAATGTGGTAAATGCTGACACTGTTACTGTAACTCTAGGAGGACTAGGAGTATCACAGCTCGATACCTACGCTACGCTTAACGGAAGTAGTGATATAATAATATTTGAAGAAGCAGACGGAACAGGCAATGTTACTGCTACAATTACAGCATCTAATGCAGGCGGCAATGTTACTGCAACAGTAACTATACCAGTTAATGCACCAGAACCTACAATTAGTGCATTTTATCCAGAACCATTTGGCGATGTAGAAATAAACACACCAGTTAGACTAATTTATCAAGTTGCAAATGCATCTTCCGCAAGTATTGTAACCAATTATGACGTGAATTATAGTGATTTAGCTCTACCAAGTGGGTCTACAGGTGCAACATCATTTACAATAGAAGATGTAGGAACAAAAACTGCTACTCTTACTATACAAAATAGTCAAGGAACTACAGCAGCTCAAACAGTAAGTTTTGAAGTATTTGGATCAGTTGACCCTATTCCTCCAACTTGGTTGGTAGAACCTGAATGGTCAGGTATTGTAGGGACTGCCCTATTTGGATCAACAGGTAGAGGATTTATACAGGCAGAAGGTGATATTGACTCAGTAGAATACACGATTACAGGACCTTCAGGAACAGCAACAGATGTTGTAAATTATACTCCAGGGGCTTTCTATTTTACTCCTAATTATGGATTCACAGCAGAAGGAGACCACACTGTGACAATGACGGTGACAGGGCCCGGTGGCTCGATTACCGGACAAGACACAATAACAGTGTTACCTGATCCATCTTAAAAAATGAATACGTAACAGGAAATAAATAGTATTAAGGAGTAAAAGATTGCCTAATATTGTTATTACAGCATCGCGATTTAACGATCTCTACGGAAGAGTACGTCAAATACTTGGTAATGCATCAGGTCCAACATATGACTGGGACGACTGGTATGATGAATTTAAATCAACCTACTGGGGTGGTGCCTCTAAGAGTAATGTACTAGCAGCTAAAGACTTTATATTAAATCTTTATGAGAGTAATGACTCTTTTAGCACAAGTCTCGGCACAAGATATGGACTATACAGAAAAGCAAGAGCTGTAGGCATAGCTTATTGGGTAAATGACATTGTTGCACTTGGATATAGTCAATCACAAACTTTATATAACTTCTTTTACGCCGCACAATTTTCAACAGTTGTACAGGTAGACGGTCTAACAGATGCTCAACGAGCCCTAACTCCTAGTAAAAGTCCTTTAGATTTTGGAAAAGGAACTGTAGTATCAGACAGGGGAGAAGCAGGGTACGGATACGGACAAACACTGTTAAGCTCTAGTGTTAATAATATAATAGACGTAGTTGATGATATCGAATATATTAAGTTATATAAGGATATAGTTCGTATAGATGCACATCAAAATGGATCGGGTATAAGTATTGATCCGTATGTAGTAGGCGATTATGCAATAAATTTAGGATCAACTGATAAAGTAGAAGACGCATACATATCAAATTTAGAAACAAAAGTTGCAAGTTTAGACGCTAACAGATTCGATATAGACATTGTTAATCAGGCAGATATAGTTCCGTTGTTTGTACCTAGTGGACAATTTGTACTATCATCTTCAAGAAGCTTACAATGGCGAACATCTATAAATCATATTTTTACAGTAAATTTTCCAAACGAAGCATTAACAAATAGTTTCTTCAATGCAGGCGGCGAAATAAGATCAGCTTTATCGCTATTATATACTGGTGGAGAATTAAAAACTAACAGATGGAAAAATTTAATGGCAGCTGTTGGTCAAATAAGAATAGGTTATAATAAAACACGCGATTCAAACGGAATTACATCTACAAAAGGTTATGCAGATCTAAGTACTACTTATACAAGGATCTATTCAAGTAATAGTGCTACTAGTTATTCAAATAATCAAATAATTATTGATGCATTAATGGTCAATAATAGTACCATGCAAATAAAAATACAATGCCAAGATTTCCACGGCGAAACTATAGACGAATATGTTAAAGGAACAACATCTACTCAAATGTTCCTAGCTGTACCTAACGGTGAAATACTAATCAATGGCCAAACTTTAGATACAGTAGTATACAGCGGCGTTATTACAGGCACTACAATATCTAATCTATAAGCCAATCTTTCCTTGACAAACCAAAAAATCTGTTATATACTATAAGTTAACGTATAATAGGAGAATCTCTATGGACGAACGCTTGCAAAAAGCACTTGACTTTAGTAATTACATGGTTACATTCAATAACCAAAAAAGAGTTTTAAAAGAAAAATATAACCAAGAACTACTTTACTATCATAGTGGATCTCAGTTTACAGTAACACGAGAATTAATTAATTTTTGTTACACATTATTATCGACAGGAAATACCGAAATTATTCTTATTGATGATAATAAATTTCCTGTACAAGTTACAGATCTCGAAGAGTTCCAGACAGAAATTCTTAATGTATACTTTAATGCATCAAACGATTATTACAATGAATTTGTTGCATTGAAAACAAAACGATCAACAGAAAAGTTAGTAGATCAAATAAATGAGTAAAGGTATTATAGTTTTTGCTAGAAATAATAGTAACATTGATTATGTAAAACAAGCTGTTTTCCTAGCCAAAAAAGCAAAACAACATCTTAATCTACCTACTTCTATTATTACGGATGGAGTTGATTATTTGAAAAAAACCTTTGATGAAAATGTTTTTGATAAAATAATAGAAATTGATCACGATAATACAAAGAACTTACGTAATTTTTTTGATGGAGGATTATCATCAAAGTCTGATAATTTTAAAAACTCCTCAAGATCGTCAGCATATGATCTAACACCATACGACGAAACACTTTTGTTAGATAGTGATTTTATTATATCTAACGATTTGTTCTTAAATTGTTTCGAAAGCACCCATGACTTATTATTATATAAAGATTCTTATGATTTAAGTAATACTAGAAACACTAAAGAGTTTGAGTTTATCAGCGATAGCGGCTGTGAATTTTATTGGGCAACTTGTGTATTTTTTAGAAAATGCGATACAAACAAAATGTTTTTTGATTTGATAAAACATATTCAGCAAGAGTGGCATCATTACAGAAGAATTTATCAAATTCAGTCGTTGTTGTTTAGAAACGACTTTGCATTTAGTATTGCAATACATATTTTAAATGGATTTCAAAAAGGAGAGTTTGCAGCTAAGATGCCAGGAAAACTAACATATGTTACAGACCAAGATATTTTATGGAATGTAACTGACGAAAATATGCTTTTTTTAGTTGCAAAAAAAGATTACCTCGGCGAATATCATGCTATTTCTACAAAAAAATTAAATGTACATGTTATGAATAAATTTAGTTTGTCGCGTATAATAGACAAGGAACTAGCAAATGAACAATAAAGGTTTTTTAGTATTAGCACAAAATTCTTCTTCTGGTGATTATATTATTCAATCTTGTCTTTTAGCAATGAGCTTAAAGGCTACAAACAATGCACCTATTAGTATTGTAACAGATGACGAAGTACCAGATAATTATAAATTCTTGTTTGATAACATTATTCCTATTCCGTTTGGTGATGATGCAAAAGACAAAGATTGGAAAATAGAAAATAGATGGAAACTGTATCATGCTACACCGTATGAGGAAACAATTGTTTTAGATACAGATATGTTAGTGTTAGAAAACTTAGACTCGTGGTGGCAATTTTTAGAAAATTACGATGTATACTATACAAGTAAAGTTTATGATTACAGAGGAAATATAGCAGATACAAGTTATTATAGAAAAGCATTTATTGATAATAATCTTCCTAATCTTTTTTCTGGATTTCATTATTTTAAGAAGAATGAATTTGCTCAAAATTTTTATAAAGAAGTAGAATTAATTGTTAAAAATTATGAAGAATTTTATAAAATAGAGCTAGATAAATTTACTCCTAACTTTGCTAGTATGGATATAGTTGCTGCTATTGCGTCAATAAATTTAAATTGCACTAGTAAAATAACAAACAAGTATGTCAAAAATCCTACATTCACTCACATGAAGCCGTATTGTCAAGGCTGGGAACAAGTAACCCAGAGTTGGTTAGATAAAGTAGGATGTTATGTTAATCCTAAATGTGAAATAAAAATAGGAAATTTTTTACAGTCAGGTATATTACACTACACAGAAAATGAGTTTGTAAATAAAACTCCTGTGCTAGAAAGATACAAGGTGTTACTCAATGTCTAATTTAAGAGAATTACTCGATAGTATTAAAGTACAGCAAGCACAGCAAAATGAAAGCTATGTTTCTTATGAAAAATCAACCGGCAAAATATATAAAATTACCAATCGTAGACCTATCGACACCGAATACGAAATAGTTTCAGTTGCTACAGAAATTGTAAAGCCTATTTTAGAAGGAACTAAAAGTGTCTCAGATTTTGTAGTTGTATATGATTTTTCATTAAAACAGGTCGTCGTAAAAGAAATTAACTACGAAGATCATTATAATAGTGCTGAATCTTTTATCCATGAATTCTCGAGAACTATTAATGGCGGCGAAGGACATTTTAACTTAGAAAAAATATACGACGGTGTAAGTATAGATATTTTTATCAAACAAGATGGATATAGGAAAGATCAATTAGTCTTTTTTAACAACAATGTTTATAGATTTTTAAAAGACAACGAACCAGGTGAAGATCTTAATTTTGACAATACATTGCTTTTTGTTGAAGATGTAAAGTTGTCAGATATATCAACAAGAGATCATGTAATATCTTTAGAAGTCACTGTGCCAATATATGACGGAATACATGTTGATGTATGGTATAAAGAACTAGATCACGTGACTGGACAACATGTCTATCATAATGGCAATGTGTACAAAATTAAAAAAGATCAGAAAAAGAATACAAACTTTAGCAAACGTAATTGTGAATTAATTGTAGAAAACGTAATTCTATATGATGATAGTAATAAAGATCTTAAATTTCAAGATCCGACTACTGTAGGAGATAAGTTTTTAGATAATAATAAATTATATATGATTGATATAAATGAACTTGTACATAAACACACTTTTGGAGACATTTTTTTCTATTCTGGAAATAATTTAATAGAATACAATAATGATGGGTTTAGTGTTATAAATTTAACTACTAAAGACATTTATTCTATAGAAAAAGACTTTTTAAAAATGCACAGCAGTAGTAAAAAAAATAACGAGTTAACAAACGGAGATAAACTTTTAATAGGTAAAGAATTATACAGTTTTCATTCAGGAAAAGTACATGATTTGCTTATTAGACAAAATAATCAATTAAAAAGGTGGGAATTAATTTTAGACCCCGCAACTAAAAAGTTTATAACACTTGCAGGGTATTCTAAAAATGACACTGTGTATTTTAGTGTTACTGAAAAGTATGACCCAAATATCTTATTAAAGTCAATTACAGTTTCTGTTGAACAAATGATTCGAGATACAGAAATTTATTTAGACTTTGACGATGGCTGGGATCCTACTGAAATGGAACTTAGTATATACACTACTAAGTACTTTGAAAATTATGGATATGAGATATTTAAATGAGTAAATTCAAACCTCTAGATTACGATATAATTTATTTAAGCTATGACGAACCAAATGCAGAGCAGAATTATGCAGACCTATGCACAAAGGTGCCATGGGCAAAACGTGTACACGGTGTAAAAGGATCTGATTCAGCACACAAAGCATGTGCAGAACTTTCAGAAACAGATAGGTTTATTACAATTGACGGCGACAACAGAATTAGACCAAATTTTTTAGACCAAGAAATCAATTTTGAAGAACATACTGATTTACAAAGTTGTGTAATAAGCTGGGCCGGAAAGAATATTGTAAATGGGCTAATGTACGGCAACGGCGGCATAAAATGCTGGCCTAAAGATTTCGTTTTAAAAATGCGCACACATGAAAACGCAGATCCTAAGAATGCACATGCACAAGTAGATTTTTGTTGGGACGTTCAGTATATACAACAAAATAGTTGTTTTTCAGATGTTTATAATAATGCAACAGCACAACAAGCATGGAGAGCAGGGTTTCGCGAAGGTGTAAAAATGGCTCTTGACAGAGGCGTAAAAGTCACTGTTGAAGAATTCCACAAAAATCATTGGAAAAATCTTCATCGTTTGTATATTTGGTTAATGGTAGGAGCAGATGTAGAATACGGAAAATGGGCAATTTACGGAGCCCGCGAAGGACTGTATAAAACAATGTGTACAGATTGGGATTACATAAATGTCCGCGATTTTGAATACCTTAATAGTATGTGGGAAGAAGTTGAACCAAAGGTATCAACAGAAGGACTACAAGACTCTATTGAAGAACTTGGTAGTAAACTTATTAGTAAACTAGATATACCAATAGCAATAACTCCTTTAGGTAGTAAGCAAAGTAAATTTTTTAAAGAAGTATATCAAAATCCTACTAGATTAGATGAAATTATAGATATAGAGGAATAGTATGGAAAAGGTTGCCATTTATACAAGAGATGATTTAGTAGAAGAATATTGGCCTAGGGATCCTAATGGATTTGCCCTCCATAGTTTTCATTGTGGATTAAATAAACGGATACTACTTGATCATCCTGACAAATTTCATGCGCACGGAGATCCATATATAGCAGTCGGTGCAGTACAAAATATAGCCTGGAAAGTTTATAAATTTTTAACAAAAGATAATTTTTCTTCTTATAAAGGAAAGTATTATTTTCCTATTCCTTGGAATCCTGTACATAATGAGTTAGATTTAGGCGATGTTATAGATATACCTGTAGAACATTTAGAAAATGTTAGAAATGGTAGATGTAAAATACTTATGATTAACCACATGGAAGGTTGGGATCATGAGGGCTTCTTTAAAATAGCTATAGATTACATAAAACAAAGATATAATTTATCTTATAGTAATTTTGTTATGTTGACAGGTAATATGAAAGAACCGACGTATGGAGCAAAAAACATATATTATAATTGGTGGGAACAACAGTATCTAGGACAAAGCAGTTTTAATGTAAACCATTATGGTAGAGAAGGATTGTTTCATTTGCCAAGAAAAAACAGACAGCACAAGTTTGTATGTTTAAATAGGAGACCGCATAAGCACCGTATAATTCTTGCAAGTTTACTTTCAAAGTATAGACATAAAGGTGTTTTAACTTGTCATAAGATTGTAGATGATAGTTCTTATTATTGGGATAAAAGTATAAACCAACTAATGCTTCAGTCAGATAAATTACCCGACGATACAATACAAAAAATTACAGAATTAGAAAACATTTTGCCTCTAACATTTAACGACGGAATTGATGCAAATACAGAAAATCCTACAATAGATTTAAAAGTAGAAAAATTTTATGACTCGTATTTACATATAGTTACAGAAACTTACTTACCAAATAATCAAAATTTCTTTAGCGAAAAGATTTTTAAACCTATGATTTTTATGCAGCCCTTTATTTTAATAGGCGCTCAAAATGATCTTAAGTGTTTAAGGAAGCTAGGTTACAAAACCTTTGATGGGATTATTGATGAAACTTATGATACTATTGAAGATGAAATAGATCGACTTTCAGCAGCATATAAAGAGATTGAAAATATTATAAACAAATCAGACAAAGAACTTAACCAAATGTATTTCGATTGTTATGATATTTTGATTCATAATTACTGGCATTGGGTATATAGAACAAATACAATGCATATAGACCTAAAGAACAATTTATTAGAAGCATTATAAATTTTTGGATATAGTAAATGAAAAGATTAGTAACATTTGGATGCAGTTATACATACGGTCACGGATTGCAAGACTGTTGTACAACAGATGGTCACGCAGGACCGGTGCATAGCAATCTTGCATGGCCTTCTATAATAGCAGAAAGGTTAGATATAGAACTTAGTAATCAATCGAAGCCAGGGTGTTCTAATTTAGAAATTGTAAACAGAATAAAAAACTTCAAATTTCAAAAAGATGATATATGTATAGTTCACTGGACGTTTATAGAACGCTGGTGCAAAATTTTAGATTTAGTTACTGAAATAGGCTATGAAAATATTGGACCATGGGACACGGGCACCAATAAAACTGCAAAAGCGTTTTATGGTCGTATTTATAATGACGCTACGGGTATATTTCTTTCAAAAATGTATGCAGATTTTACAGGATATTACTTAAAGGATTTAGGAATAAAATATATAAGTTTTGCACCAATTATATATCATAAAATAAGAAATACATTAGAATTAAAGTATACCACACCTCAAGATTATGAAAATTTATGTCACTTTCATGACAAGAAACTTTACCCTTCTGCCGATGATGCGTTAGACAATGCTCATCCTGGACCTAAAACACATACAGTATTTGCAGAATATATACTAGAGGAATATCCTTGGCTAAAAGATTAACAGAAACAGACCCACAAGCTGCTGCACTAGAAGTAATTCCGTTACTTGACGAATTGTCACCTACAATGTGTATGGCTAAATGGCTATGGAGTAGTATACATTTAACTACAGGATTAACAAATAGTTGTTTCTTGCCTCCTTTACATAAAATAGATGCAGACGAAGTTGAACAAAACTTTAAAGCACTTCACAATACTAAACAAAAGAAACAAGAACGTGCTGAGATGTTATCTGGCGGCAAGCCTAGCGGGTGCAGTACCTGTTGGAAAGTAGAAGCGATGCAAGGAGACCATTTAAGTGATAGGTTTTATCGTTCATCAGAGCCATGGGCTCAGGAAGGCTGGAACGATGTACTTGCTAAAGGTGCAGATGGAGATATTGAGCCACGCTACTTAGAAGTAAATTTTAATCATGCATGTAATTTAGCGTGTAGCTATTGTAGCCCCCATTTAAGTAGCAAGTGGGCAGAAGATATAGAACGCAACGGACCTTATCCTACAAAGGTCCCACACAATAGTATAGAGTATTTTAAAGAAACAGGACAATATCCTATTCCAGTAAAAGAACATAATCCTTATGTAGAAGCGTTTTGGAAATGGTGGCCAACTTTATATCCTAAACTAAAACACTTTAGAATGACAGGCGGCGAGCCACTACTAGATAAGAATACATTCCGTGTGCTAGACTATGTTGTTGATAACGGCCGTCCTGATTTAGATATGAGTATTACTACAAATGCTAGTGTACCTGAGAAAAACTGG